GGAAAAGCGATCTTCTTGAAGATGCCGGACCGTGTAGTCAGTAACATTGGAGTAGATGGAGTCGGTAGCTCCCTTATAGTCGCCGGAAACGAAGGCAAGTCCCTTTCGGAACATGCCATCGACGGCCTCTTGAACATAGGTGCCTTTTGTTAGGGTAAAGCACTTACAGTCCTTGAGGCGGCCCCAGAGAAATTTCTGGATCCGCGACGCGAGATACCGTAAACCGCCAGAGTCGATACTAATCGTACGAACTTTGAGGGGCTCCAAAAGGGCCACCACCTCCGCTGCGTTGTCCGCCGTAGCGGCCTCCTCGACGTAGCGTTTTAAAAGTTCGTCCTCTTCCTCATCCCGCGCGAGCTTTCTGCGAAGAGTGAGAGTCTCATAGTTCCGGAGCGGCATTTCAGCCGTACCTTCCGGGATACGTTTCTCTCCCTCATCTCGCAGTACACGCTTGCCCGAAGCGGTCATGTGGTGGAGGTGATCGAAGGATAGGGCTGTTCCGTAATCACGGTAGCCCGAAAATTTCCCATTCCCACAGTTATCGAGGTGGGGACCTGAGACTTGGGCTTTGAGCCCGTGTCCAGAGCGAAGTTTGTATGACACAAAGACCTGTTGCCTTTGGCGAGTAGCATACGGAATTCCGTTATACTCCTCTACACTAACGTCCTTTTCCCTCTCCTCCAAGAGAGCGGCCCTGTCCGTCAGTGTGCCCTTGGGCAGCTTGGAGAACAAAATGTAGTTCTCGGGTATCAATGCGTCAACAATATCGCGAAGGGAATCCTTCTGTCGACTCGAAAGCCTCGGATTAACCTGAGAGGTGAGCGTCTCTTGATGCTCTTTAACAGCGGCAGACAGCTCCGGAAATGTCAGTGGCGGTGCGAGATTCTTCAGTGATAAAATGCTGAAGCACATTGCAATCGCCCGACGAGATGGAGTTATCTTGTCCTTCTGCCTCTCAGTCAACCTCTGGAGCACACGCATGCGCTCCTTCCCCTCAAGACCAAACAGATCGAGAATGTAGAGTTTCACTCCACCATCTTCTGTCTGATAAGCCTCCTTTGGTAAATCCTTTGGCGGCTTGACCGGTTCATAGACCGATTCGAGAGGGGACCCCTTGGTGAGCTCAGCCATAGGCTGGGCCAATGCGAATTTGAGCCAGGACTTCAACTTGCCTGCCCCCACAAGGTGGAGCAGGTTCTTCATAGCCGCCTCCTTAAAGGAGTCTCTCTTGAGAAAGAGTGCGACTGCGTCGACAAGAAGTTGAAGCGGGTTCTCTGCCTGATTCGACAGCATCTTGGTGTTAAAGGCGACGAAGTCCTCTTGGGACATTGCCGCTGGATGCTGCTTCGCTGATTCAGGCACCTCAGACAGGCCCTCAGGTACCACGTCGAGGCTCTTCTCCTGTATTCCCGTATGGGGCAAGGAGTTGAGCCTTTTCATGGACCTGTCTGAGATCCACCTATCGTTACTAAAAACCTGCGTTCCGAACGGATTAAACCGCTGGCACGCTGATCTCCGGCGCCGAATAGGCCCTGGTGAACAGTAGTGTTTCCCTCTCTGATGATGCACAGAACCCTGTTCGTGTCTCGAAAGACCAGTTCTGGGAGGGGGGGTCCATTGGACCCCAAGAGCGCTGTCGGAATGCGCAACCGCGGGCGTACTTACGCTTTGCAACACAGCTTCAGTGGAAGTGGAAGGAGGATCACTCGGGAATCC